ATAAGGCTTGCGCCCATCGTTAGTCCACGGTCTGCGACCGTAGGTACCGTCTGAATATTTACCTGGCATTTTTTACTTCCACTGTGGTCGCATGCGTGCCATTTGGTCTTGGCGTGCATTGTTTACATACATTGGTGAATCGCTCTTTACAGTTGGGCCAGCCTTACCATCATTAGGTAGATGCGGTGCTGGCGCGATGTCTGCCATAAATACGTGGCGAGGACTTCTGTAAACGTTGCCTTCTTTAACAGCATTCATTTGACGCATAATGCCAGAATGTGGTTCAAGACCAGCTGGATAGTAATAACCCTGTTGGTCAATGCGCTCACCTTTGTGAACGCCACGTTGGTATGAACGCTGGCCTATTCTAACTTTAAGTGAGTCGAGCACATTTTCAGAAGCTCCGTTAGGGCGACCGCGGTCATCACGACGTGTGCGGATAGTGCCCAGGTATCCATCTGGATATTCTGCTTGTGGTGTTCGACCTACACCTAATCGAAGTTCATCAAGCTCATTACGAGCAACAGGAACACCGCCGCCACCGTAGTTGGTATACGTACCGTATAAACCACTGGCGCCCAGGTTCTGTGTATTTTGATGTGGATTAGGCATACCTAAATGATACGCCTAGTCTGTTAGTTGGACGCCTTAAACTCGTGGCCCTCGTACAGTGTCCAGCCATCCATAATGTGGATGGGCTGCAAAGTGAAGGAATCGTCTGGTCTTACCCAGCCAATCATAACGCCCTGTTGCCAGTCTTCCCAGTGCTTTACTGGACGACCGTTGTCGTTTAACCCAGAACCATAGGAAGGAACTGCTCCGTCTACACGGCATAAGCAACCTGGGGAACCTGACACTGAACGGATAGGACCGTCGCCATTAGCCACAGTCTTGTACTGAAGTTCCTGACGGTGTGCGTGACCAAATACTGTAGAAACGTGTGGATTCTTGTTTACATACGCTGAAGCTGTTGAACCATTAGAACGGACAGTGGTTCCGTGGATAGCGCGAAGGTGTGGAGTAATCCAGTACTCGCCCGCTGGGTAGGCACCCACGTAGTTAACATTAAGTTCTTCAAGACGGAGTAGGTATTGAATAGACATTACAGGCCACTCATCTGGGGTGGCGTTGGCTCGTTTAATACCTTTTGATGCCATGGCGTTCATTACTACATAACGCTGCATACGACAGTCGTGGTTTCCTTCTAGCAAAGTAATCTTTGCATCTGGACAGGTGGCGCGTTGCTTAGCCAATAGCTGATGACCGTAGTCAAGTGCTGGCTGCACAGTGTGTGCAAACATTTCTTCCTGTGCGTACTTACCCATTGTTGGTAGGTCTAGGTAATCACCTAGGTGAATAATCTCATCTACACCGTACTTCTCTTCCAAGTACGCTAGTAGTTGAAAATGAACCTCAATTGCCGCTTCATCATGGAATGGGTCCATTGTTCCGTCTTCGTATTTACGGTACCCAATCTGCGGGTCTGGAACGAACATGATTAATCGTCCATCTTTTTTACCCTTGCGCTCTTTATAAGTAGCGGGCTTAATTACTGTTGGTTTTGCTTGCTGTATTGGTGGCCATGACCAATCAGTTTTAGACTTAATAGCAACCCTATCAAATATGGATGATAACGTTTCATTTACTTCTGGCATGTGCAGTACTCCTTAAAGTGTGAGCGAAAGGCAGTAAGTCCCATAGGTAAGTTAACACCTGCTTCTTGCAATGCTTCAAATAGGTTCTTAATATCTACGCTTCTATTTTCATTTTTTAAGCTGTTAAATTTTTCTTGGTCGTCTTTAGATAGTGTGTTTACCCACTTCTGTGTCTTACATTTTTTTGGTAGTTTTGCATCAGCAATAAACCCGTCTAATATAGACCCTAACGTATCCTTTGGCATGTGACCTCTCTCTGATTAAAGGATGATTCCGTCCAATAGCCTATCACACATAAGGTGTTTGTATAGCAAAACACCCACGATTTTTATCGTGGGTGTTTGACCTTGTTATCGTGATTGCAAGGTGGACGTCAGTGGACGTCAGTGGAGTCGCACTATAACCTGGGTTATAGTCCTACTTAATTTTAACTGCTTTTTCTTTCTTCTCTTCGGGGATGATACGCTCTAGCGAAATGGTTAGGAAACCATCCTCAAGCTTTGCATCTCCTACGACAACATCATCTGCGATGGCAAACTTCTGTACGAAGTTACGTGCTGCAATACCCTTGTATGCGTATTCAGCGTCGTCTTCCCCGCGGTTGCCCTCAACGGTGATGATGTTCTCTTTGTACGTAATCTTAACATCATCCTTCTTGAACCCCGCAATAGCAAGCTCAATCTGCGCCTTATCATCGGGCAGATGCTTAATATTGTAGGGTGGATAGGTGCTTTTAATACGTGCGTCTTCTAGCTCTTTAAACATATCTAGTTGACGGTCAAACCCAAAAGTCCACGGTGCAAGCATATTCTGCAACGCTGAAAATGGGTCTTGGATGGTTGGTTTTAGTGTTTGATACTGTTGAACTACTTTCGGCTTTTGTATATCCCACTGTTCGTGAGGTGAACCCTTAGGGTAGCCGCCATTGATGCCTGAAGCCATAATATATCTCCTTAGACGATATAACTTTTTGTGACCCTCCGAGTGAGCGGTCAACTATAGTATACAACAATCTAAATTAGAATATATTCCATTTACCTATTTCATATGCAAGAAAAGGTACATTTACTTGCAGATGAAATGCCAAAGGCCCCCAGTTACGGGGGCCTTTGCGCTATTTAGTTTTAGTTGTGGTCAGCCGTACCATCAGAGAAGTTTGGCTTTACACGATTCACAGCAGGAGCAATGATACGCCCATTTGCCTGGGTGGATGTTGCTTCTGGTGCAGTTGTCTTCTGGAAGTTGACCTTAATACCGTAGCGAGCTCCACCAGTCGCAGTTACGAAGCTGCGAGAAGGCTTTGCTTGCTTGTATGGGTCAGTTGCTCCCTTGGCGTTGCCAGTCTTCTTAACTAATGTGCCTTTTAAGGCTTTAGCTACTTTAGCTGGCTTTGCGCCCGTCGCATTAGATGCGGAGGATGAAGTCGGAGCTAGGGGCGCCGAGTTCTTTGATGTATCTTTTGTCATTTACAATCCTTTGGCCGAAGGTATAAAAAGGGTAAGGTATTTACTTGGGAAATACAGGGTTAACGTGCGCTGACATCAAATACGATGGCAGATATCTGGCCGTCGTGGCTTTCAATGCTGGTAAACCCTGGAATACAGATTAAATCCATGCCTCTAGGGGCTGTGTACCCACGGGCAATGGCGATGGCCTTTACGGCCTGGTTGATAGCTCCAGCTCCTACCGCACGAATCTTGCAGGCACGAGTCTCATAGATACTATGAGCGATGGCGGATGCTACAGCTTGTGGATTAGACCCAGCGCTTACGCGTAGAACCTGGTCGTCTTTCTGTTCTTCTGACATTTAATACTCCTATTAGTGATACTTGTTATTGGAGTATCTATTATGTATTTTAAATTAGATTTGGTCTGTCTAAAGGGGTAGGAGCCTTGGCGTAGGTCCCACAGATAGAGCACTCCATATCCAGTAAATATTGGGATATCTCATAGTCCTGAAAGCTGGCTTTTATGTTCCAAAGACCCGACTCGCAGACAGGGCACTCATGTAAAATTTGGTTTTCATAGGCCATACTCCCCGTAAAATCGGGTTTTAGCTCTCTAATGCTCTTTGACATGTCTGCAATTTATAAAGTCTCGGGATACATGGCAGGCTACATCTAAATAGATTGAGGCATTTGTAAACAGGTCCTCTGGGTGGTTTAAACGGTCATCTCCCTGATTGCCCCAATTATGCTTTAGGTACTCCCTAAGACCTGGGATTAAGGAATCAACAAATTCATCGACGGTCATCCACCCGTCTTGTAGTAAGTCCTTATTCTTGTGGTTCTTCGGCAAGGCCGTGCTCCTTTTTAAATTTAAACAAGGTTTCCTCAAACATCTTCTTTTCCGCTTCCATCTGTTCAATCTCTTCTGCAGAAAGTTTATCTTTGTTATCTTCGTACAACTTTAATCCGTAATTAAATTGAGCCTCTAAAGCCAATAACTGTTGAAGACGGCGTTGTTTAATAAAGGCTTTCTGTTCAGCCTTTACTCTTTCTCTTTTATCTTGTGTCTTACTCATCCTTGGCCTCCCCAGCCCCCGCCTTTAAACTGCACAGATGGTGGTGTATACGACTTAACCATAAATTCTCCACAGCTTTCGCAAACAGGCCGTTGTGTAGCATCAAATGCAAAATGCATCTCTACTGTGCGGTCGCACTTCATACATGTAAAATCGTATTTTGGCATTTAAATCTCCCGATAGTCTGGGCTCTGTACTTGTTGGTAGACAGCCTTTTCATACGCAAGCGTACCATCCCCTGAGCATAGCCGCGCAAGCCCATACGCATCGCAGGCGTTGTCGTCGGTAAAAGTTTGCCCCCACTTTTTGTAGGTATGCAGAATCATCTGGTTCTTCTGACCTGAACCAGCGCCAGTCACGTACTTCTTTAGCGTAGTAGGTGGGATTATCAGTGGGTACTTGTCAATATCTGCCAACTCCATCTTAACTAGGCCACCAAGCTCTCCTAGATGGAATACCTTGCCCTTGGCGCCCATTGCGTAGCCTTCCATGGCTACATCAAGGATTTCTACCCTAGATATCCAATCACGAATAAACGCCCGTATATCTAACATACGTGGCATTCCTTTGTTAGTTGATTTGTATACCTCTGCGTAATACGTATTGTCTTTATACGCACACATAGCAAATCCTGTAAAGGACTGGTCTATACCTAAGTAGACTGGGCTACTGTCAGTCAGGTCCAGGCCTCCTTCAATTTTTTTAAGGGGCATACCTGTTAAACCCAGTAATACGACCGCTAGATGTTCTACGTGTTAGTTCACGGCTAGTCAGTGAGTAGTACCGCTCAATGTTATCTAGGTAGGTGCGAACCATCTTGTGATAGGCACGGGCATAGGAGTATGCATCTGAAAGGGCCTTAACCTCTGGCTCTGCTTCTACTTGAGCTCTAAGTAACGTGGCCTTTTCTGAAGCTTTGCCTGAGGTCTTGGATAGTAGCCCAGCATTTACAGCCTCGCTGTAGAAAGCCTCGGCCTCCATCTCAGCCAACTCAGCGCAGGCAGACTGGGTACGAAGAAAGTTCATGTTCTCAATGTACTTGCTTGCCATACCCATAAGCTCAGTGTCATCTACTAATGTGATATCACTGGGGAAGTCTGGCAATTCTAGTTTAAGCGAGCGCTTAAAAGGTAAGCCCTGCTCTTCTAGTTGTTTTAATACTTGTTCGCTTATACCTGTAGCCGATAGTTCAGTCATTGTATCCTCCGCATCGCTCGCAATTACCCCAACCATCAATATTGCACGCTGGTGGTGTTTGATTCTTCACTGCTTCTACAATCTTAGCAGCTGCCTCAAACAACGGTGCAATCGAGAAATCACTCTTTGGTATCACGAACTCTTTAGGTTCTTGTGATGCCTTGTTCTCGTAGATGATTACGGCCTCTTGCGGAACATACTCTAGGTTAAGTAATTCTGCAAGCTTCATATATATCTGCACCTGATTAATGTGAGACTCAAACGGAGCCTTAATTGCTGCAAACATCTTGTCTAGGTCTCCGTTGTGTTCCATGAACAACGACGGGTCTTCCCAACGGATAGTTCCAGCGCCAATAGACTTAATCTCTAGCATCAATGGCTCGCCCAGGTTTACGAGTAGGCCATCTGAGTGACCATAGATTCTCAACGGCTCATAAAACAGTGGGACTTCTCGATAATCTAATGGGCCCTCGTGGCAATCTGAACCGCCCCAGAACATCTCTCCACACTCAATGCAGTACCACTTACCGTACAGCGTTCCCATTTCCTGGAACCACTTCTGCCACTTAGCGTGGATAGCGTGACCTTCGGCAAAGATAGATGCTGTACGCAAAGTCATAGTGCGATTAGATACTGGTGCCTTACCCATTAAATGGTAGTAAGAAGCTCTGTGGCACCACTCTTTTTTAACCATGTCAGAGGGATGAAGCACATCGGTACGACGGCTTTGGTCTTTAGGCCTTGATATTAAATGTCTTTCCAAGGAACCTATTACGCGTGTTTTTTTTCTAGACACGTTGACAAACGCCTTTAGTGCCCCTGTTACTTCTTGTGGTTTCGATGCTTTCATCCCTAGACCTTATCATCAAATAGTTGTTCTTTTAAAGTTGTTCCATCTTTTTTTAGTTTACGTTTTAGTGCATTACGTTCGCGGTGGCTAAGGCCACCCCAGATACCATGCTGTTCATCCATCTGGTCAGAGTAAAGTAGACACTCCCTGCGTACAGGGCACTCTGGTAAACCATCTTTACCAAAGCATACGCCTTTAGATACTTCTGCTATTTTTCTATATTTAGTTTTGTCACGTGGGGGGAACCAAAGTTCCGTATCCAAACCACGACACTTAGCGTTGTGTCGCCAGCCCTCTACGTGCCCTGCGTCGTTGAACAATTATGCTCCTGAATATTCTGGCGCATTTCCAGAAAGTCATCTTCAGTAAGCAATACGTAATTATTATTGTTTAAACTGAAACCGAGGACGGGAGTCCGACTGTCAACGATGGCTTCGTTAACAATCTTTTCTAGTACTGCTGCCTTGACAGTTACCTGAGTTTTGCCAGTCCACTTGTGTTCTATTAACAAGTCCTTAGACCTAACATCACCCTTGCGACTCCAAAACGCGCCACTGGCAGCACTACGCTGACCACCAACAAGCTTTGCCAATCGCTCCTCGTGCTTCTTAGATTCCTTTTGGCCCTTACTCCTCATCGGCTACGAACTTAGAACCTGCCCGTAGGGCATCTAGTACGTCGCGCTCAAGCAGTTCCTTAAGGTCAATCTCTTCCCGTATAGCGCTAAGCATAGCATCTTGTCCCATCCATTTTCTATCCCCATAGTTGTAGTAGGCGCCAGTGCGCTTGATGACCTTATTAAGGATACCCATAGCCATAATCTCTTTGGCAAAATCAATCTCACCTGCTGGGATGTGGCCACCATCGGCGAAGTAGAAGTCAAAGACAGATACTTGTGAAGGGGCTGCGGACTTGTTTTTTAATACACGGACCTTAATTGACTGACCAATACGGCGCTTTTCTTGCCCTGTACCAGCCTCAATCCACTCGTCTCTACGCACTTCACAGCGGGTAAAGAAGGCATAGTCCTTGCCTAGACCGCCTGGGGTAGTACGAGGGTCGCCGTACATGACCCCAATCTTTGAACGCCACTGGTTGATAATAATGCCGATAAATGGGCGCTCTTCCTCTACAAGGGAGCGCTTAGATGCCTTGCCTACCTTACGGAAGAACTTGTTAGTAAGGAGGGCTCCGCGACCTACAGTAGATTCCTCCATCTCCTTATCGTCCTCTGCTGTAGGGACCAAGGCAGGTAGCGAATCAAGAACAATACAATCGACCGCTCTACTTTCTGTAAGTTGGATAACGGCTTCATAAGCTTCCTCCATAATATTAGTTGATACTACGTAGACTCGTGAAGTATCTACTCCACACATAGTTGCATAGCTATCTACCCACTGCTCAGCAGCAACCCATACCGTAGTAAATTCTGGGTTTGCTTTTTGGTTTGCCGCCACAGTCTTTAATGCAATAGCAGTCTTTCCGTTGCTGGCCTCTCCAATTAGTTCGTGCCACTGGTTAGCAGGCCACCCACCACCAAGCGACACGTCTAAGGCTAAAGAGCCTGATGTAAATCGAGGCGGCTGTTCAATAATGTCTGAACCTAATACAACAGTTCCGTCTCCATACTTTTTGTTAATGCTGGCAATAGTTTTAATTAGTTCTGCATTTTTCATTATTCAATCTTTCCGATAATTGTTGTTGGATTCCATCCGCCTGCATTTACTTGTTTAGCTGGTTGTGGGGCACCTGCACTTTGCTGTCCTGAGACAATGCCTCTACCCATGCCACTACCTGATTGGACTATTGGATATCCGCAATCGTAACATCGTTTTCTAGATTCTGGAGTAGCCCCACCGTAGTTATTGCTACCGCAACCAGGACAGCGCTCTGCTTGAGGCGTCGCTTGTTGCGTCGGTGGATACTGTGGCTGCGGTGACTGAACGTATGTTGCTGGTTGAGGTTGTACAACACCTTGTCGTTGTGGCTGTTGAGGTGCTGGCGTACCTAACTTATTTGCCCACCAATTACTGCTCATCTAATATCCTTTTCTCCCATTCCGCTTCCTGTATTTCCCCTGGCTCAATTAAGCCAATCTCCATAGCAGAAGCGAAGGCCCCAATAATAGCGGATAAACTAACAACTTTATACAACACCCGCATAGTATCTAACTCACGCTCAATCTCTTCTTTATCGCTGGGGTTCTTCTTTACAATCTCATCAACCTGTACCCCAGTAATAACGTCTGCTGCTACGTCAGCAATAGCGTGTAGGTAAGGTAGCAGGTACTCAATATTATCTAAACGAGTATCGCTATCTTCACGCTCTTTCTCGTCACCTTCAGCGCTAGCCCTATTAAGGCCGATGAACTCTACGACATCATTAGGCTCGCCTAGTTCAGTGTCATATACATACCACCTAGCAATAGTGCTTAGGGGGATGTCTTTCTTAAAGTACTCAACATCAAACTGTTCGTCACGTTTATTAAACCACCTACCAAGAAAACTCATTTAGCCTCTCCCCATCTTTGAACAACTGCAATGTCCGCGATAAGCGGGATATCCAATAAATTGATGCCTTCCATAGCTTCTCTAATTGCCTCTCTAGTCTCTTCAACTAAGTTATCAGGAGCTATAGTCACCAACTCATCATGAACAGTGAGAAGGAGGCTGGCGCCTTCTGGTATTAAATCATGCGCTCTAATCATAGCAAGCTTCATGATGTCTGCAGCAGACCCTTGGATACGGGTATTGAACGCCTGACGCTCAGCACCAGCACGCTCGCCTATGTTTCTGCTGTTTATCTCTGGTAGGTAACGCTTACGACCTAAGACGGTGGATACAAATCCAGCCTTCCTAGTAACGCCGATAACCTTGGCTCGATAAGCACTGACGTTCTGGAACTTCTCACCAAAGTTACTTAACAAACCTCTAGCCTCAGTTATAGAACACCCAATAGAGCGAGCAATCTTGTCTGGACCTACGCCGTACGCCATAGAAAGAACAAGCACTTTACCCGCAGCACGATTAACACCCATCACATCACCAACGGTTGTATAAATATCGCCACCATCTAGGTAGTTCTTCTTCATAATAGGGTCATTAGACATAGACGCAATCACCCTAGGCTCAATCTGTGAGTAGTCAGCAACTACCAGCTTGTAACCTTCTGGAGCGTAGAAGAGGTTTCGGATAGCTTTACCATGCGCGGTGGCTGGGTTGGGGACGTTCTGTAGGTTAGGGTTACGACTCGAGAATCTTCCTGTCTCCGCTCCGTGCTGGATGAAGTCACCGTGTACTTTACCGTTGACGAGGAGACTATCTCTATACTCGACCTTTGATTTACCGCCTGTAGTTCTAACAACTTCGCCTCCTAGGTATGGAATTACGTATGTAGTTAACAACTTATTAAGGTCTGCGTACTCAAGCATTGCCTTAACAAGTGGGTCCTTATCTCTATACGGTTCAAGTGCTTCGGCTGATACAGAGTAATCCTCTACGGTTAACTCTTTACCCTCTGCTTCTTTCTTAATGCCTTTACCTGTATAAATCTTTGGTTTTAACCCACGACCTGAAGGCTGTGGGGAATACAAGAGGTACTGCTTCTCTCTGTTGGAGTTAATATTAAATACAACGCCAGCAGTTCTATAAATATCTTCTCTTGCTTTCTCAATGTCTGCCTCTAACTGAACGTGCAGTGAGGCCAAAGCCTCCTGGTCAATAGGTGCTCCAGCAAGTTTCATATCACACAGCACTCGTAGAACATCCATTTCTAATGCCATGATGTTCTCTACTCCAGCTTTTGCAATCTTCTCTTTAACAACCTTCCATAACATAAAGGTGTATTTAGCATCTAAGTATGCGTACTTGGCAACAACACTGAAAGGGTGAACCTCTACCTCAGCGCCTACGCCCTTCTCCATCTCATACCCAAGCTCTCGCTTTAGGCAGTCGTCTAGACCGCAGCGATTTTTATTACGATTATCATAAATAAAAGAACCAACCATAGTATCAAAGTAAGGTGCGCTAGGAACCTGACCATCAAAATATTTAGTTATAGAACAAAGGTCAAACACTAGGTTATGACCAACCTTTAGCATGTCACTAAAAAATAAAGGACGTAATGCAGAAAACACCTCTGCTGGATGTAGTTGTTTAGGCGGTTCTGTAAAGACGTGAGTGTGTAACTTCTTATTCTTTGAGTAGTCTACGTCGTTAAGTTTTAAGCCTTTTTCAGCCTTCTTAGCGCCCTGTCCAGTAAGAGGTTTAATAACCTCAGACAGTTCACCGTTTGGGTGACCTAAAGGAATAACATCACCGCGACCATATGTAGCAAAGCTAAGCCACATAATCTCATTAACAACGGACACACCTCTACGGGGTCCAACAGTTTCACAGTCAAAAGCAAAGGCATCTTGTTTTAGATAATAGGCAACCATCTCATTGAGTTGCTCTTTAGTAGTTATTATATTCATCGCATCCTAAAAATAAGTGAAGGCTGGGGGTCTTAGCACGTGTTGCCCCCAGCCTAACACTATTGATTAAAGAAGGGAATTAGCGATTTCTTCTAGCTCTTCCCATGAGTGCTCCTTAATAATGGAGCGTGTGTAAGGCTCAATCTTTGCCACTTCTGCCTCAGCAAAAGCTGGGTCAATGCCCCAGTCTTCCGCAAGGTCGCGAGACTTGATTGCCTGTAGATGGTAGACAGTCTGTTGCATCTTTCCAGTACGGCTAATAGCCCAGTAGTTCTTAGTCAAAGGTCCCTGTGGGGAAAACTCTGCTGAGTGTAGGGTCTTATATAGACGTGGACTTGCAACCAACATCTGACGTACTACGCCTGACGGGGTGATAACTGCGATGGTGAAAGCACGCTTGTCTTCAGGCTTGCTTCCGAGCTTTGTGCACAGTGGGTCGTTAGGTCCAAGTGAGACGTACGACTTCTTGCCAACAGTCTTCTGTTGTAGGAAGTGTTGCTTGTAGATAGCGAAAGGACCAGTTTGGTCAATGAACTTGATAACGGTGAACTCGCCATCACTGAACTTAAACTCAGTTGGGAAGTCACCTGATGCGGTTGTCAGCTGTTCTGCTGCTGCCCAACCTGATTGAACTGCATTGCTGCTTGGTGTTGCTGGACGGTCATCAACAGCTGTTGTTGAAAACGCGTCTGTTACTGGCATGTACTCGTCGGTACGGTCGATTGCCATATGGCATTTCTCCTTAGTTTCGTTTGATTCATCGGTTAAGCTCGGCAGACTTTATGTTCTCCCAAGCCTCAGCTATTGCGTTAGTCAATTGCTGGTTAGGCCATTGTATCCTAGTTTTATCTAGGAGTCCAGCCTTTCCAAACAGCTCAACTATTGCCTCGATTTGAGCACGTGAGTATAACCTACGCCCTCTCATCTTTTCGCCATTTTTTGTTTCTTTATCAGACAGGCGATATGGAGCCTGAGGTATGTACTCTTGTTTAATCCAGTAACGGATTGTTACAAGAGGTCTACCCAATGCCTGTGCCAAAGCACCTACCTGATAAAACTCGTGTAGTTCTCCCGACGGGAGTTTTCTAAACACAACAGTGGATGTCCAATCGGAACCATCTTTTACTGTGCGTTTATTTTTTGGTTTTGTCTCTCTACGTTTTCTCTTACTACCTGGATAGTAAGTGTCTAAGTCAGAGAATAGGTTATCAATCTCGTCCACTGCTCTTACCTACAATAAATGCGTAAGAAACTTTTTGCGGGAACATTGTATCGATATCTTCTTCAGTAAGGTGTCCGTTATAAAATGCAGCCATAATTGCTGACTCATCTAATGTTGGAACCATCTTAATGCATGTGTCTTTAATACCCTTTTTATTAAGGATAATCTCTGCTGCATTGATATCTAGGTTTTTAATTACGCGCTTCTGTTTCATAATCTGTTCTGCATCTTCTACTGCAAGAACAATGTGTCCGCGCTCGTCTTCAGTACCGAACTCATCGATACACTCTGTGAGTCTTTTTTTAATTTCTGTCTGACGTTTTGTCAGCAGTTCTACATTATCTTTTAACGCCTTGAACTGGCGTATATCTTCTTTGACGGCATCTGTGTTCATAAGTTTCCTAACGTTTAGCTGTTAGGTAAAACTTAATGGATGACTAGATGGCTGTCAAGTTACTTTGCGTTATTGGCTTTTACGCCGCGGTAGCCAGTCTTCTTCTTGTTCATAGAACCTGGCTTCTTGTAGCCTGAGCCGTTTGGTGTAGCTGCCTGGCGTTGAGCTAGAGCCTTAGCAATCTTATCGTTGTGCTTCCCCATTTAATTATCTACTTTAATATAATCTTCAAGGGCTTCGATAATAATGCTGGTTACTGTAACCTTGTCAGCTGCAGCTTTCTTCTGGACCGCTGTCCACAGCTGGTCTGATACGCGGATAGTACGCGTAGGGGTCTTAGGCGAGTTAGGCATCCTATAAGTGTACATGCCCAACGATAATCGTTGGGTGTAAAGCTCTCCCCCAAGGACTCGAACCTCGATAGGCGGAACCAGAATCCGCAGTCTTGCCAATTAGACGAAGGGAGATTGGAGCGGTTGACGAGGCTCGAACTCGCGACCTGCACCTTGGCAAGGTGCCGCTCTACCAACTGAGCTACAACCGCATCGCTGCCCCACCTGGACTCGAACCAGGGACACTCGCATTAACAGTGCGATGCTCTGCCAACTGAGCTATGGGGCATTAGACGTTAGATGACTGGAGGTAAGCCTTAAGGCTTCCTACAGACATTGACACCTTAGTTTCATCATTATCTACGCCTTCACCATCCATGATGGCGTTAGCAATAGAACTCTTCTGTTGTAGGGCTTCCCACTGACGTTCCTCAACGGACCCTGAGATAACTATATCTTGAATTACGATAGAGGGCCAGGTTGAGGATGCCCTCTTAATACGGCCGTTACGCTGTGTGGCTGTGCCTGATGACCACGGCAGGTCATAGTTAACCAACATGTTGGCTGCAGGTAGGTCTACCCCGTAACCACCAGCGTCGGAAGAAATAAGAACACGAACAGTAGGGTCATTATTAAAAGCAACCTTGTTATCTTCTTTAGTCTTAGCATCTAACTTCCCTGAGTATAGTCGGCACTGCTCTGGCCCTAAAGCCGCGGCAATCTTGTCAAGCATGTCTACATAGGTAGCAAATATAACTACTTTGTTTTCTTGATTCTGCTCCAAGAAGTCTTTAACGTACTGAGTAAGATAGTCAAGCTTAGGCGAGTTATTAACACTATCAAGAAGACCCCCATCAACCAGTTCAGTGACATAAGCAGAACCCTCTCCATTCATTTGTTTAAACTTAGCTGCACTACTACGTAGTAGTTCGGGGTGAGAACAGAGCATCTTTAATGCTCCAATCTTAGACATAATCTTACCGCGCATCTCGTCCTCAGGGCCACCGCGACGGGACTCCATCCCATAGTGAGCCATGATATTAAAGTTAGAACCAAATAAATCTTGAGCCTCGTCAAGGTCTGATAACAAGTCTTGTGATATACGTGTGTATAGTTTTGAGCAGGCTCTATCAAAGACAATCTTTACTGGGTCTTTGTGGATAGTGTCAGGTAAGTATGGGGCAACGTCTGGGTCTTTCTGCGCTTTACGTACAGAAGCCTCCTTCATCTTAGTGTGAAGGGTCGACAGGTTGCGGTAGTACTGGGGTGCTCCCCAAGAGTTTCTTACGATAAAAGCAGCATCAAAGATATCAAACCGACCAAGTACGCTGGCGTCAACGAACTGCATAATGCTATACAGCTCTTCAGGCTTACCATTTTCAATCGGAGTACCAGTGAGTGCAAATCTATATGGCGCATTGATTAACTTCTTTACTGCTCGGGAACGTTTGGATTTGAAGGACTTGATGGCTGTGGCTTCGTCAAGGATAACGAATCCTCTTGGTAAGTCTTTGATGGAATCCCAGTCGTTAACAACTTGC